GAGAAATCTGAGCAAAATTGAAAACGTCTGGAAACCTTAATGTCACGTAAAAATTTAATACAAACTGGCGCGAAACTTTCTCCGCTACAGGTCGCTAACATGCGTGCTGGCCTCTACCGCCGTGTAGAAAAGCAAATCGATGAAGCTCATGCAGTAGTTATGGGTAAGCAGGACTGGAACCCGACCCAAGCACGGGTGTTCACGGCGATGCTAAACAAAGTCATGCCCGATCTAACTGCACAGTTCGTACAGCACGAGCATCAAATCCAAGAAGCCCCAGAAAAAATGTCTCGTGAGCAGCTTGAAGCCATAGCTTCGGGCATGAACCAGATAATTGACGGGGAAGCTGTGGAGGAAGAAGAATGAATGTAACTGCACAGGACGCTGCCAAGCATTTACTCAAGCTAAAAGCAGCAGAAGAGAGCCTTCTTGGGTGGGTACGTCTACAAATGCCCAACTGGAAGCTACCTCAGTTCCATCTCGACATGATCGACGCCCTCGACAAACTAGAGAAGAACACCCTCACGTCGCATCACAACCTGTCGGCAGCCGAACGCGAGAAGACAGAGGAAGTACCTGTACGAAACCTACTCATCACCATGCCACCACGACACGGCAAGTCTACGTACGGCTCTATTCTATTCCCTGCGTACTTCATGTCGCGAAAACCCAGCCGTTTCATCATGTCCACGTCCTACAACTCCCAACTTGCTACCGATTTTGGGCGACAAGTCCGTGATCTCTGCAACGAACCGCTAACTACGCAAGCATTTCCAGAGTTTGAAATGTCACAAGACAGCAGAGCTGTAGACCAATGGCGTACGACAGGCGGTGGAGCTGCGTATTTCATAGGCGTTGGCGGTACAACGTCAGGTCGAGCCGCAAATCTTTTACTGTTTGATGACCCATTAAAGTCTAGAGAGGAAGCTGAGAGTGCCACGCAGAGAAATAAAGTCTGGAATTATTATATATCCGCTCTCTCTACGCGTCTCCAACCCGACATCGACGGTGTACCCCCAGCACAAATCATCATACTCACCCGTTGGCACCCCGACGACCTCGCAGGACGGCTCATGCAAACCGACGACTGGAACGAAGGACGTTGGCTTCACATCAATTTTCCAGCCATCGAAGAAAAAGCAATTCAAGGAGACGCTGGTAAAATTTCCCGTTCCAATCTACCAGTCGAACACCCAGAGTACCTCGCACCTGGCGAAGCCAGCAAACTTGGCGCTGGTAAAAGATACATACGTAAGACTGAAAAGAGCGCCCTATGGCCCGAACGGTTTACCCTCGAAGATTTGGAACGTCGTCAAAGACTAAACCCTAGAGAGTTCGCATCACTGTACCAACAGACACCCTACATCCAAGGTGGTAACATGATCCGATCTCACTGGTGGCGTACCTACCCAGAGGATATGAAGCCAGAAAAATTCAACACTCTCATAATAGCGGCAGACACAGCCTTCAAAGCCCGACAGGATAGCGATTTCTCAGTAATGATGACTATGGGGTTAGACGCAACTGGCGACATCTACATCGTTGACGTTGTACGAGAGCGCTTCGAGTTCCCCGATCTTAAACGAAGAATGATTGTTCTCAACAACCAGTGGAGAGGTCGAGGCTTACGAGGCATCTACATCGAGGACAAAGCATCGGGTCAATCTTTAATCCAAGAACTTAAACGTGAGAGCGGTGTTTCAGTCATCCCTTATAAAGTATCTAGCGACAAGGTATCTCGACTAGCTTCTGTACTCCCACTTATCGAAGGCGGTAGGGTATTTATACCCAGCGCAGCCAACTGGCTCGACGACTTTCACGACGAAATGCAGACGTTCCCATCGGGTACGCACGACGATATGGTTGATGCTTTATCAATCGGCCTCGATGTTCTCGCTCGTACGCCAGCTACGGGCGAATACTATTCACCGCCTAACTTTGCACTTCCCAAAGCAGGCGACAGTTTATGGAGCCAACAATCAGACCTTAATAAGCAAAACGGCGCATGGCGCGGTTGGGGCGAATAAGGACGACTGTAGGGTTATTATAGGAGTAAATGTTTCTCTATGGCACTGACTACAACAAATTACCGTGCGGATTATGTTCCTGATGGCGACGGCATCGTCGTAGACTTATCCGAACACGCTAATGCCCTCATGGCTTATGAGGACATTTCAATGCTGCTATCCGAAGAACAGGAGCAGCGTATAGTGGATTACGTCCGTTCGGCAATGCAGATGTCCTATGACCGCATTTCTCGTAGGCATGAACACTGGACACAGGCAGATAGAGCGCACGACGTTTATGTCGATCCCCATGCTACCCAGTTTAGAGAAAAGGCAGTTATAGCAGATACCCGTGCCATATCAGACACGGTACTTACATATTTAATGAGCGCCCTGACAGGCCGTAACCCAATGTTTCAGCTTGAAGGTTTAAACCGCAAGTCACGTAAATCATCTGCAATCATCGAGCGTTTGCTACACCAGCAAATGCGTAGAACAGCAGGAGAAGCACGCCTTGCCCAACACCTTCTTGACAGTATTCGGTACGGATACGCACCCACGAAAGTTACGTGGGATGCTTCGAGCCGAACAAACCACATCACAAACTTCGATCCGAGACGCGTATTCCACGACCCCAGAGTACAGTGGGGAGACTGGGAACGGATGCAATACATCATCTTCTCTGATTTCTCTTCTTTCGACAGCCTCCTCCAAACGGGAATGTATCCCAAACTCAAGAAGTACCCGTCGCTCCGCAACCGCCTCACGCCTCCTGCTGGTGGCTGGGACGGACATAGATGGCACAAAGAAGCAGGACGAGGACTAAGTATAGACCCAGCAGAACGCAATCGACGTGAAAGCGGCGGAACCTTCTTTGCATTAGGTGACAGCCGTGTTGTCGATGAGACTTGGGTAAGGTTAGCTGGTTATGAGGTAGGTATACCTCAGATAGATCAGTTGTGGCTATGCGTCACAATTCTGGACGAGAACGTAGTTATCCGTTGCCAGCTAAATCCATACGGCAGACAATTCCCTGTCGTTATAGGCGGCTTGTACCACGACGCCCATAAGACCTATTCGCAATCGTTGTACGATCTGCTCCTCCCGTTACACGATGTTGCAACATGGCTCTTACGTTCGCGTGTCGATAACGTGCAAGCCGCCCTTACTAATCTAATGTTCGTTGATCCCACACAAATAGCGATTGGCGATCTTATCGATAGGAACCCTCACGGCATCGTACGAACGTTGCCAGGTGTAAAGCCAGGTGAGGGCGTATTTATTTCTCAAATACCAGACGTTACGCGTGGGCATTGGCAAGATATTCAAGCAATGGGTGAACTCAAACAACGCCTATCCGCCGCTTCTGACGCGCAGCAAGGGATGCCAACCAGTGACGGCATCCGTACGGCGACAGAGATACAGCGCCTTACGCAGTTAGGCTCGCAAAGGTTAGGCGTTCTCTCCCGTACGATTTCCGCAACTTCAATACGACCAATGGTACGAATGATGGTAGCCAACATACAAGACTTCTTTGCGCCACAAAGCTCTATCCGTATTGCTGATAGTGATAGCGCATCCGAAGTCGCTGATATGGTGCAGGATGGATACCTCGATTTCTCTCTCCAAGACATACAAGGAGAGATAGAATACCTAGTCGTAGACGGAACGCTGCCGCTCGAACCCACGCGTAACGCCGAAACTTGGATTACTATGCTTCGTACTCTTAACGAAACAGGTATGGCGATGGAATATAACTCAGGCAAAATCGTCGAAGAAGCCATACGAAGTATGGGTGTATCAGACCTCGATCAGTTTAAAATATCAAAAGAACAGCAAAATGAGGGGCCAACCCCGTCACAGCAGATGATGATGATGGAAAAACTACGTGGTGCAAACGTACAGCCCCAAGAAAATATCGAGCGTCAGGTGGAAAGAGGCAACCTAGTACCGATGAGAGAGGCTCCGAAACAATGACAAACCCCGTACCTAGCAGCGCTTGGGCTTCGAAAATAGATACTGATACTCGTGAATATATTAACGCCCGACTAGAAGAAGAATTGAAACCTATAAGGGACGACATAGCAGACCTTATTAGGGCAATATCACAAACTAGAGAAAGCCTACAGCGTGATCTTGGCGACGTGGCAGGACGAGTAACAAACGCAGAGGACTTAATAGGAATGTCTGGTTCGAGACTAGCACAACTAGCAAAGATGGCTCATTGCCCAGAGTGCAAGTGTGGAGATAAAAACTAATGGCACGTACACGCGTACCCAGTGAACAGCTAAATTTTCGCTCGCAGAATACGGGCATTACTCTTCTTGATACCTATCTTGAAGACGCGGAGATGGGCGGCTTATCGCTTGCTACGCTTTTAAGTAAGATATTTAATCAGGCAACTGGTGACATTGATACGTTTACATTTACCTACGATAACACTGCTGGTAGTGAAAAACTGTTTCTGAAAATTGGTACTGACGGGGCTACGAATGAGATAGCCTCATTTACCCAACTCTTTTCTGATCTCAACAATTTCAAAGCTACTGCTCTTGCAGATATGGAAGTCAAAAGACTTGATGCAGAGCAAAGCGCATCTGAAGCACTATCATCCGAGAACGCTTCTGAAACTGCACAGACAGCCGCCGAAACTGCACAAGCAGCATCAGAGGCAGCGCGTGATCTTTCGCAAACCTATGCGAACCAAGCTTTCCAAACAACACCAACCGTAATCCAGCAGGGCATTATTATATCCCAGCTATACGGTGGCCTTTTCAACGGGAGTACCCTAGATGCCTAATATATCAGTAGCAGACCAGCAGTCTTTAGCCAACGAGCTATCTACACGACTACAGGGTCTGAACGCATCCACACCAAATGCTGACTTAGTTTATCTAACTCGCATGATAGAAATTTTTAACGGCAATGCGAACCTGAGTGCCGTTTCTTCCGAAGGTACAACACAAATTAATGCTGTTGTCGCCCAAGGTAATACTGAAGTCAGCGAGCTTCAGACAGAAGGTTCAACTCAAATTGCTGCCGTACAAGCAGCAAGCGCAACAGAGCAAGCGGCTCTCGGTGGACTACAGACGAGCATTACGTCAGCGTTAAACGCTTTTCAAATGTCTCCGTCCAAAGTCTTTTTCCTATCACAAAGTTAAGAGGATAATATGGCAAACGGATTATTAGGAAAGAAATTAGTCGGAAGCCGCGACACAGAAGTTGTATATACTGTACCTTCTGCGAAAGTGGCTACCTTTAACGTAAACGTATTGAACGATGGTGCAGTAGCAGCCAACGTAAACGTGTATATCTCAGACAAGACATACCAGACAGGTGACTTCGTAAATTACGACGCAACACCTTCTGATGCTTCTGTGGTTTACACAACAGCAGATGCAGGGAACACGCTAGATTTGATCGGTCACAGAACCGAAGTTCTTGTTACAGACATGAAAACAACGCCAGTCGAACCAGCGTCAGCTAACACGGCTTCCACGCCAATCGCTGCAAAAGAGATATTAGCGTACCAAACTAAGCAAACAGTTGGCGGTGTAGACTATCATTACATGGTTCAAGATACCACACGTCTAGGAAACCCAATCTGGTTTCATAGTGGGACAGAATTAATATTAAGATCGCCTGACAATGGCAGTACTTATGACATAGACAACTATGTAAATGACAGTGGTAGCGCAGCTAATTCAGCAAGCAACTACGGCATGACAGCAGGCGATAACATTCTTTGGGCTACGAACGTAGACGGCCCCTTCGCAATGGCGTACGTACAAGGTGTTCCAGGAAGTTCTGGTTCTCTTGTGAACACAATTGCAGACTGGCGAGCAGCAGCAGCTACCTACAACACTGCGTTTACTTGGGGTCTAGGCGCTATCACAAAGATTGCTGGTGTCAAAACTAATGAAGAACGTTTCATTGTTGGTACTTCAACAGGTTTCAACTACATATCGAACGACGATACGCCCGAAGCACAGGCTGAGTTTACATCAAACTCTATGTCACCGCCAACAGGTGTAAGCGGTCACATGATTGGTGCGGCTGCAATTGCTACAGACGCTACAGACGGTAAGATTTACATAGCTTACTCAGGTGGCAAGGTAGCATACGCAGATTACACAACAGCTTCACCTCTGCCCACAACGGGTTACACAGTATTTGACTTCCCATCAGGAGTTACGAACGCCATGGTTGTCGATGTTCGAGCCGAAGGTACTAACTTCGTACTCGTAGTATCTGGCGGTCAAAAGTACAGCACATCAAACCTTGGGGTTAGTTGGACACAATCCAAGCATTACGCCAAGCAGCCAATCGGTATAAAAGTTGCCAGCATAGATAATCAGAACAGGTTTATTGAAGGCGCTGTTACTGGTGCAGTTGCAGAACTTACCTTTGTTAGAGGTCACACATATCGTATCTATCAGATGGACACTAGCAACAACGGACACCCTCTGAACTTCTCAACTACTGCGAACGGCACACATGCTGGTGGTACGGCGTACACAGACGGCATGATATGGCAAATGGGTAGCCCATCATCTACCAGTGACTACACATTAGTCACATCAACGGTAGCAGATTGGAACACCAACCACGTAACGTACAACGGTCAAGCAAGAGTAATCGAGTGGACAGTACCGTCAAACGCACCAGACACACTTTACACATATTGCTCCAACCACTCAGGCATGGGCCAAGCCGTATCAATCGTGGACGAGCCATCTACTGCACCACACGATGACCAAACACTGCTTGTTACGAACACCATCTGGACAGACACAAATGGTGACGCAAATCGCAAGTACGATCTTTTCTTCAACGGCGAAGACTACATGCGTGAAAAGCGTTTCTTTGAGCTTCCTCAAGGAGACAAATTCGATAAAGCTGAAATCGCCTCAAATGAAATCTTAGAGCGTACTGGCATCATGGCATCTGCTGGTGAACAGCTTGTGGTTACTACAGATCAAGACAACATCATTGTGCGAGTGTATGGCATAGAGGAATAATAGCATGGCTAAGAAAAGACGTTCATATAAGATAAGCAGTGGCGACTATAATATAGCTGGTGGTGCGGCTACTACTGCGGCTTCTACTGCGGCTGGTGGCTTTGTGAAGATAGCTAAAGGCCACCCTAACATAAACAATGCTTCCCACGGTGGGTTTATAGAACCTGGTGCTACTGTAAAAGTAATGATCGATGTTGGCGTAAGTATTCCTACAATAGATCAATACTTTTACATAGATAATGCGTTTGAAACCGCGTCTGGTCAAGTTACCTATGAAGCTATTGCACCTACGACGGGATTACCTTCTGGTATTTCGTGGGCTGAAAATAGCGACAGCACCGATCAAGATATGGGTGAGGCTCGTTTTTACGGCACTCCTAGTAGCGGCACTGAAGGTAAATATACTTTCAAGGTAAAGGTAGATTACCCTTATGGTCGCACCGATGAACAAACCGAATTTACCTATGAACTTGAAATTGTACCTACTGGTACTACGCCTACTTTCCCAGCCTCTCTTGGAAATCAAATAATTCGTAATACTACTGGCGAACAAGATATCCTTGCTGCTACGACAACCAGTTATGCAACTCCTGTTTTTACTATGTCAAACATATCTGGATTTAATAGTGCCGTAACACCACAAATAGACGCGGCTACTGGTCGAGTTTATCTTACAAATGTTGGTGACATTGTGGCAGCAAGTTCTGCACACAGCCTAACGATAACAATAGATTTAGGCTCATACGGAACAGTATCCAAAACTTATACTGAAAATATTGCATACGGCGACCCTTACGGCGCAAGATACTTCGGGCCGAATAATGCTAACTTTAATCCACAAAACACTCAAGATAAATCTGCCGATCAAGCTACTTCAGATAACGCTTGCAATCCACTTAAATCTTCTGGTGCATTAAGACGTGTTCATGATGTAAATGATGACACTTCTCCCTATTTATATAATGATGGATATGGCTGTGCTTGGGGTTCACACTATGCCATAAATTACACCACCCAATCCTATTATGACGATTTGACAGGTGCATCAGGTTACGCAAAACATGGCTACATGGGCTTTAATGCCGATAATAGTACTTGGTGGTGTGCTGGCAGTAACTATCAATTAGTAAAGTTTCGCTGGACAGTGCCAAGTGGAGTTACATCCTTTTGTGCTGTTGCAGTAGGCGGCGGTTCTGGGGGTGCGTACAATTGGGCCTCCGACGCAGGCGGTGCTGCTGGTCTTGCTTGGATGAACGGTATTAGCTGTTCTCCAGGAGATGTGTATTACGTCTATGTTGGCTTGGGTCGTCAAAGTGAAAGCAACGTTTCAAGCTATGGTGCTGGATCAAGTTTCATAGTCAACCCTAGCGGTCAAACTGTTATATTCGGTGAATGTGGTGGCTACACTGGCTACCAAACCTCCAATCCTAATGGTCAGAAAACTTGGTTGGACCACACTCCAAATGGCCTTGATTATTGGAACAAAGGAAGTGGTTACGGTGCAAACGACAGTCGTGACGGTGGTGGTTATGCAGTAAACACTGGTCTCGGTTCTTCTGTAAACGGCTTTCACTATGGTGGCGGTGCTGCTTACTATGCTGGCGGTAGCCGTGTTGGAATGGGTGCGGCTGGATATAGAGGTAATCAAGATAGGGCTGGTAGCAGTGACCGAGGTGTTAGAGGCGGCGGTGGTTGCGGATACAACTATTCTTCAACTTATGGTCAAGGAGGCGGCGGTGGCGTTGGCCTAGATGGTCAGGGTTGGAGAGGCGTAGACGGTAATGTTAAACCAAGATCAGATATTAATGCTGGTTCTGGTCTAGGCGGTTCGTCTGGTAATTGGACTTCATATAACAATAGCTCTGCTAACTTCTACGGCGGTGGAGGCGGTGGTTCGGGCGGTACGCGAGGTGCATGGGGCGAGAACCAATTCACAGGCCGAGAAGAACGAAGCGGGGGCAATCGCGTCCGTGTTGGCGGTACGCATGGCGGTGGAGGCGGTGGTTCGGGAACTTCCAGCGGCGGCGGCAACGGTGCTCCTGGGGGTGTACGTATCATCTGGGGTGAGGGCGCAGATGGTACGCCACGATCCTTTCCGTACACATACTGCTCTGAGAACCCTTCGATGAAATATAACGGAGAAAGCTAATGGCTGTTGATAAAGAACTTCTTATGAAAAACATGAGGGCGGCTAGAGATGATAAGTTAGCAAAGAGTGACATAGAAATAATCAAGCTCTTGGAAAACTCAACAAGCTACTCTGCATACAATACAGCAAAGACTGATTGGGTTGCGTATCGTACAGCGTTACGCGATCACCCAGCCAGTTTTCCAGACGACATAGAAGACGATTACAGTAACGTTCCAGCTATGCCGTTATCACCAACTGAGACTGCTGCTGAAGCAGTAGAGGTAAACAATCTTCCAGACGGAGACTAACATACACTATGAAATTTATTACTTACACTGACGTTGAAAATCACAAACATTTTTTCGATCCGACTACTGTTAAATTTACCATGAGCATACCTCTTGGTATTTTGGACGAAGCAGGAAAACCATCGGAGGGTTGGGGATGTAAAGTTTGTCTTGGCGACCATATTTATATAATCGCTAAAGAAGAACCAGCTTCTCTAATAGCAAGGGTCAAAGAAGCAAATGGGGTTTGAGAACCCTTTTAGCTTTCCTATCTTACATGAAATCATAGACGATGGGGAAAAATTAGCTGACGATCTGTGCGAGTACGCTTATGATTTGCGTGACCAAGACCCTAACGGAAAGCTTATAAGTCATGCTTGGCATAACTTTGAACGAGCGAAGTCACCCGAAGATTACAAAAAACATGGTTACACAAGTCATGGTAGATTTAAACTGGACGAAGATAAACGCTTTGATCCAATACATCACGCTATCGTTAGGCAGTGTCAAAAGTACACAAACGCTTTAAATACAGACCCGAAGTTTCACCTTACAAATTCTTGGGTTTCGATTTATGGTCATGGTCATTTTGCACCAGAGCATATTCACGGCTTTGCTCATTTAGCTTGTGTGTTTTATGGAGCAACCTCAGAGGGTACTGGTGAGATTGTTTTTCGCAATCCAGCGGCATCTTCTTACAATATGATTTATGGCAATGGCTTTGCATTATGGAATGATAAGTACACCCTTAACCCTAAGAAGGGCATGTTAGTTGTTTTTCCAGCGCATATGGCACATTTCACCAATCCACACATGGCAGATGAAGATAGAATAATTCTTAGCTGCAATGCTGTTTTTGACGACTGCATGTTTTGATAGAGGACGACATTTAGAGGATAATGTTAGTCGATATTTTATTAATTGTCTTTGTTTTAATTTTGCTTTGGACGGTTTGGAAAGACGATAAATAAGGACGACATGTAGCTGTATAATAAACATAATGCTCTAAAGGAGTTAGTTATGCCAGCAGCAAAAAAGAAAGCTTCCAAGAAATCTATGGCCTGTAACAAACCGAAGCGTCAGGTTTCGGGCGGCAAGAAGTTTGTTGTGAAAGCCTGCGCCAATGGCAAGGAAAAAATAATTCGCTTCGGGGATGCCAAGATGACAATCAAGAAAGGTACGCCCTCTCGAAAGAAATCGTACTGCGCTCGTAGCGGTGGGATAAAAGGTAAATCAAATAAATTGTCGGCTAACTATTGGAGCCGTCGTGCTTGGAACTGTTAAGGAGTATACCATGCCAACAGTAGGAAAGAAAAAATTCCCTTACACAAAAAAGGGTAAAGCAGCAGCTAAGAAAGCAGCGGCCAAGTCTGGTAAGCCTATGAAGAAGAAGAAGGGTTACTAATGGCTAAGACATCCAAAGAAGTTAAAAAGCTGGGTTTAAAAACTCAGACAGGAAACATGCAGCACAAAGACTGCCCGTGTACGCAAGGCTAAGTCATGCCAGCCAAGAAGAAAAAAACGGCTAAGAAAGACGCCTGTTATAGCAAAGTGAAAGCCAGATATAAAGTTTGGCCTTCTGCGTATGCAAGTGGGGCGTTGAGTAAGTGCCGTAAGGTTGGCGCTAAAAACTGGGGAAACAAAAGTAAAGGCAAAAAGAAATGAAACGTATGACACCAGCTCAAAAGAAACTTGCCGCCCAGTACGGTAACAAGAAGAAGATTACTCGTGGCGACGTGATAGCTGCTGCAAAGAAAAAGAAAAAACCTCGTGGCAAAAAATGATCTTCGTACATGGTTTGCTCAGAACGGCGGCAAAGGATGGATAGACTGTAAAACTGGGAAACCCTGTGGTCGTAAGAAGGGTGAAAAGCGTAAGTCCTACCCAGCCTGTCGGCCTACGAAAGCGCAATGCACAAGCGCAGCCAGAAAGAAAACAAGCTCCAAGAGGATCTCTTGGAAGAAAGGTAAGAAGTAATGCCACACGGAAAGAAAAATGGGATGAAGAAAAAGGGGTGCTCGCCTGTACGCGCTGGTAAAGCACCAGTCAAAAAGAAACCTTCAGGACTGAAGGTGAAAAAGTAAAGAAACAAACTCAACATGAACGTCAAGAGCAAAGTTAAAGACATAATTGAACTCGCAGAAAGTAAAGGTTGGAACCACGTAAACGAAGTAATGAGAGAAGAAATACTAACTCTCGCACTTGCAATGGCTCGAACCCAAGAAATGACGCAACAGCAGATGGACTTTCAGCGAGGTGCAATATGGGCAGCAGAGCAATTGCTTAATATGCCCGAACGGCTCATCCACAAACTAGAGGGTGAGCTTTCACTTGAAGAAGCCACGAGCCGCCAAGGCCGCTCAGAAAGGATAGACAATGGCTAGACAACCAGAAAAAGACGCAGATCAAGTAGCACGTATTGCTGCTTCACAAATGGGTGCGCCAGCACAACCAAAGCCAGAGACGAAGGAGGCACCAGAGACTGCACAAGAAAAAGCAGTTGCGGCTGCATCTCCTGAGACTGAAGGCGACAAGTCTCAAGCAGAGGCAATCATTTATAACGTGAAGATTGGCGATGAAGAACGTCCTCTTTCACCGTCACAAATTGCTGGTACGTACGAACGGTATCGTGACCTCAACTTCAAACAAGCGCAGATGAAACCTGTAAATGATCTTGCTAGCATGATTATGGAAAAGACAGGTCAAGGCCCAGAAGAAGCTGCTAAGTTAATGGCAGCAGGCTTAAAGGCTATGAGTAAAAATGCTCAGATGGGACAGGCTCGTCCAAAACAAGAAGGAGTAGCCCAACCAGTAGCACCCCAACAGGGTGATGCAGAGGCTTTGTCTGCCAAACTAAATGAAGAGTTTCAGAAGTACGAAGATGAAAATGCCATCTCGTTACCACCTGGGTTTCGTGAGATGAATATCGAAATAGCTGAAATGAAAAGAATGATGGGTCAAATGGTTAATATGAACCAGAACATCATGCAGCAAGCTATGGCGGCTGGTCAGCAAGGCAATCAATCACGAGAAGAAGCAATGCAATCTCGTGAAGATACTATAACCAACACGATACGAAACAATCTTGATAAAGCCCAGCAGCAAGCTGGCTTGCCTGATGAAGCTCTCGATGACTTTCGTGCGTACGCACTAGAGCGTGGGTATACTGCCGAAGACTTTGTGGACATGGGGCTTACGAACAAAGTCGTTAATGACTTTAAAAACCAAATGAACGCGCCAGAGTTCGAACGCATACGCGAAATGGCTAAACGACGTGAGGCATATTTACGCTCACAATCAGGTGGCCCTACTAGCCAAGCAGCAGAAACAGGCGGAGATGACACCCTTGCACGACTTGCACAGAACGCGATGAGCAAACGTATGGGTTAAGAAAGTCGCCCTTCGGGGCGATTTTTTTTACAAGTGGGACGACCACAATAAACTTTTCTGACAATATCAAATCAATATCGATTTGCGCTACGGCTCTTTTTTTCGATGTTATATATAGGGACGAAGGATTTTCGCGTGATTGTACCGCGTGGTCATTAGTACCTCGAAGATAGTAACTTAACCTAGAAGGAGACTAGCAATGGCTGGTATTCAAGGACTTCGGGGAACAGGTCAGTTTACAACGGACTTCCGCCCGAAAAATTACCGAGAGTTATTCACACTCTTGGAACCAAATGGGAACGCTCCCTTAAACGCTTTGTTATCAATGACTTCATCAGAAGCCACGGATGACCCAGAATTTAAGAACTTCAGAGATGAACTCCCTGCTCGTGCATTAGTAGTCAATGGTGCTGTAAACAACAGTGCTACGTCTATTACAATCACTAACAACAATGCAGGAACTTTTGCTGTAGCTGGTTCACTTATTGTAAACTCAGCGACTAACGAAGTTATGCGTTGTACTGCCGACAGTACTGCTACCTCACTAACAGTTGAGCGTGGTATTGGCGGAGGCGCTGCTGCAATCGATGATGGTGCAAATCTATTCATCGCAGGCACAGCGTACGAAGAAGGTGCGACATCACCGACTGGCATCTCATTTGACGCCAGCGTGGCTTCGAACTTCACACAAATCTTTCGTACGGCATTTACCGTAACCGAAACTTTGCGTGCGACCAATCTTCGTACAGGCGATAAAGAGGACGAGATGGCTACGAAAGCTCTTAAACTGCACATGCAGGATATTGAGCGAGCAATGTTCTTCGGTAAGAAGAATGAAGCAAATGCCTCTACTGCTCAACCAACACGTATGACAGGTGGATTAATTAGTACCATCACAAACGTAAATGACCGTGCAACAGCTTCTGGCGTTATGACAGAAGATCAGTTTGACCGATCATTGATCGAAGATGTTTTCGCTTTCGGAAGCAATCAGAAGATCATGTTCTGTGGTGCAAAAGTTGCAGGCCACTTGCAGAAGTTTGGTAAAGATCGCTGGCAGCCAACTGTAGTTGAGGGCACATACGGTGTGAACTTAACTCGCTATGCTACGTTCGCAGGCGACTTGATGGTGCATTTACACCCTCAATTCCGTCAGGTTCCAGGCATGGAAAATGCGGCAGTCATCATCGACTTCCCACACCTCAAGTACCGTTTCATGGAAGGTCGCGACACTCAGTTGCTACGTGATCGTCAGTCAAACGATATGGATGCTGTTAAGCACGAGTACCTTACCGAATGTGGTTTGGAACTATTGCAGGACAAAACCCATGCGTACATCAAGGGTTGGAACGCAACAGCTTAACTCCTCCCATAAGCTGTTTAAAGAAAGGGCTGCGCTTCTCGCGTGGCCCTTTTGTAATAAGGACGACTGAGCCGCAAATAAACTTCATAAATAAAGAGCAATTTTACGAGGAAAACTTTATGGCAAAAAAACGTGCAAGAAACGATAAGGGGCAGCTTATTGGCGACGACCCTAGCACCCCCGATGTAAACGAGGCATGGGTCGAGGAAGATAAATCTGAAAGCAGAGAAAAGGCTTCCAAGAAAGCAAAGTCTAAAAAGGCAGCCCCAAAACCTAGCGGAAGTGCTTTCACAATGTTTGTGTCAGCTAATCCTGAGAGTTCAGTTTACGACTTACGCATAGGCGAAACAAGAGTGACGGGTATCTGGGATGGCGCACGAGAACACGTAAGTTGGAGAGTTCCAAGTGACCTTGCTGAAATGATGATGAAACATCACTTTGTATGGTCAGGCCGCGTTATCAACGCAGAGGAAGATTAATGACAGAGAAGAGCGTACAGAAGCCGTTTGCGGCAGGACGGGGCGATCATTCGCCCTTAGAAAATCTCGTACGCTCTGCTCTGGTGCGTGCTGGTAACTTCTCACCATCGAGGGTTGATGGCGAAGTGATGATGCTAATGATTGAGCTTGCTAACCGAGTGATCGAAGACGTACGCCAACACCCTTATTGGGAAGGTGGAGACATTGATTACTTCAACGACATCACTGAAATCAGGGCAATCCCTGATATGATTATGATCGATGGTTTGACTGCTCACTATTTTATCCAGCAAGGCAGCGAGAAGGCCATGGTTTTCTTACAGTTGTATCAAGCAAACATGGCAAACATTCTTCACGAACGTGCGTACGGTAACAAGTCTTACCAGAGAAGCATTACCGATGGCGGTAGCAATACAGCTTACTGCCCACCATCCACGAAGAAAACCACAGACACTACAACGTCAAAGACATCTACGGCTACGGGTGGCAATCCATCTTCTGCCTCATCAGGTTCTTCTTCTAGCTCAGGCAGTTATTAATGTCACGACTATCGTACTCTCCAATAGCCGTAAAATCAGACAGCCGAAGTTACTTCGGCTTTCGTGGTATTGATAGATCGCGTGATATTACGGCTCTCGAAACAGAGAAGGATCAAAACTTTTGGCAGCTAGAGAACTGCTTTGTCGATTATCGAGGTCAGCTTATTCGCGACCCAGCCTTTTATCTACATAAGGGTTCTAATCGTTTTCCTGTAAAGTGCCTACGTTTTTACAATAGAGATGGAGTTTGCTTTGCAGAAGAAGATGCAGCAGGCACACACTTATCATCTGATCGAGGGCATGAGCTAAGAGATGCTTTTAAAAAAGATGCTGTTGTCTCGATGACAAACTTCCAAGGTAAAGTTCACGTCTTCAACCAAGATACAAGAATGTATCGATATGATGGGTTTGAGTTCTCGACATCTACTGCTTCTATCAAGCCTAAGTTTGGCGTTCCTATTCAGCGTCGTTTAGCAGTAGCTGGATTTAAGGACAGACCTACTACTGTAGAATTTTGTCGTGTTGATAATCCAGACATCTTTCTCGAAGAGGAAGCGCCAACTGAAGAAGTAACGCGTGCAGCGTTTATTGACATATCTAATCTTATTGGTACTGCCGATGAAATTGTTGGAATGGGTACGTTTGAAGCAAACCGTCTTGCCGTGTTTACAAAAGATCAGACGCTTGTTTACATTATCGATCCAGACTTTGAACAATGGCAACTTGATAGCAGGGCAAACTTACGTATTGGGTGTATAGCTCATAACACAATCGTAAATGCTGGATCAGACTTATTGTTCTGCTCTCGACGCGGCATCCACTCGATTATGCGATCTGAGCAAAACGGTATTACTATTGCTGAAGCATCGCTATCTGATGAAGTCGAGCCGTTATATCAAGAGCTTGTACGAACAACTCCTAATCCAGAAACAATATCTGCTGTGTACGATCCAGATACGCAGACGTATCACGTATTCTTTCCTAGAGCTGGCGGAAACCAAACGCAGCGTTTAAGCATGAACTTTCGTGCTGGGTACGAACTCGTAAACTATCAGCTTGGTGATACATTGTTACCGAGATGCGGTACTTTTCTAGGCGGCAGATTGATGTTTGGTACGGCAGACGGCGTATACGAAGCAACCGCCCGTACGTTCGTACAAGATACAGGTTTATCTGATCTTCGTAGATCACCGATGAACGCAGAAACTCCCGTGCTTTGGCTTGGTGATTTTCTCGGAACAAAAAGATGTCACACCTTTATCTGTCAAGCGACAGGTACGGGTCGGTTTTACATAGATATGACGGATGAAAATGGCTCCGACATTGGATCGGTGGAGGTGAACCTTGACCGTATTGAAGGCGATAAAAAGTGGGGCGATGCTCCGCTCGTTCAAGACTACTCTTTCCCATTTAACCATATCTTTCGCGGTATACGTTTACGTTTCCGTACTGAGGATAAAGACGTTGATACTGATGTTACAGTCATCAGTTTTGCATTTTTGCTACACAAGGAGAAATAAAATGGCTCGCTTAAAAGTCCTATATCCAGGCAATCATACGAGTTCAGGAAATATTGGCGCAGACATTGAAAACATTGTGCGTTATCTGAACTCATCAGAATTAGGTGATAATACCGTAGCTGAATTATTGAAGGTTCTCTTCGATGATACAGGCGTATTAATAGCGCCTGTAGAATTACGGAACGATAATATTAACGGTCTTGAGTATCGTGTTGGTAGTTACGTCGATGCTGAAACAGGCTGGAAATCATTGGCTACTGCTGCCGAACTGAGAGGTACTTCTGGATCGGACGTTGGCACAATCGGTGCTCCACTATTTTCTGCAAGACTAGACATTGTAATTAACGAGGCAGACAGTAGCGGTGCTATTGCGCACCCAACTGGCACAACGTCATTTAATTACATACATGAAGCAGCAGATGCGATTGTTATATATTTAAACGGCGCTTTGCTCGCGACGTCTGACCATAGTAATGATCCAACAGCTAATACAGTAACATTAAATGATGCTACTCAAGCTAATGATTTAGTTACTATCTATAAAGTACAGTCTGCCAACGATAGTGGTTTTACTCGTGAAGATGTTTTGGCTGGTATATCTCAGGCTGTGTTCCCGTTCGTACATAACGAAGATCAAAAAGTTCTCGTATATCGAAACGGCGTGCTTCAGCGTCAAGGCGGTACAAACGATTACACGCAGCAGCCTGCTAACAGTACGATCACGTTTACGAGCGCACTTACACAAAATGATCTCGTAACATTTATCATTGTTGAAGACACCTCTCAGGTACGTGTCTCTGGATTAATGACAGAAGATAAGTTTACAGATGCAAACGGATTTATACCTTTTTCTAAATTATCTGTAGCAGACGATGAAGTCCCACAACAAAAGATTAATGGTCTTTCGGGGTTACTAGCAAACCGAGGACGCGTGTACGTTTCTCCATCCGAACCGTCACCAGCAAATGCAGGCGATATGTGGGTGGATATAGCTGCATCACCTAACGTACTTAAATTTTATAATGGTACGGGTTGGCTGCTTACATCACCCGACACTGGTATCCCTGCGTTTACTACAACTAACGCGCTTCAGTTCCTACGTGTAAACTCTACGGGCGGTGGATTAGAATTTGCTAACGTAGACTTTACTGCTCTTGTTCCAAAAACTTTTATTGGAGCTGCTGATGGTGTTGCAGGATTAGACGCAACTGGTCGATTACCTATTGCGCAGCTTCCTGATACGTTTGCTACGCGTTCGTTCTTCTTCCAAGAAAGTGGAACAATAAACAACCAAGATTACGTGGTTACAAGAGCGTTCAAACAAAACGTACGGGTAGATGCTATCGCCGCAAAGACTACATCAGGCACTGCAAACATACAGTTAAAGATCAACGGCATTAACGCAGGGGATGTGATCCCAGTTAGCTCAACACTAACTGAGCAAAACTTATCTGCCTCAATCGCTATCGACGCAACTACTACATCTCGCGAAGTCGCGTTTACTGTTACATCAGCTAACAACGCAACAGACATTGAGGTGACATTGGCGGCTGTAATTACGAATGTCTGATCTAAATCTTACTGATCCCGAACAGAGGATTATGGACTATCATAACCAGTCTGTTTCCACTGGTAGGGTTGGTAAGGACAAAGACGGTAGACCAATGACGGTTTACTCAACGGGGATTAAGATCGAACGTGGCCCACACAAAGGCAAGTTCGTATCGGTTCCAGCATGGGTGCCAGAGGTAAACCCAAATAGACCATTAACAGAGCGCGAAGCGTTCGATCATTGGGAAGAAGAAATAAACCAAGGCATGTGGCCTTTATACGAAAGCGGTACTGAACTTAACCAACGATCTCAAGATATGCACAGGATAATGGATATGGATGGTGATACTATAAAACAAAACATGGAAAGCGACGGAAAGCAGTCTATTCATGTAACTCCCGAAGAAGCCAAGATCGTAAATGAGGTTGAGGCAGGCATGTCTCCCAAAAATTCGCCCTCTCTAGGTAACTGGCGATGGGCAGACATTCGACACATGCACCCAGTCGCAGGGAGTAAAGCCACTTTAAATCTAGGCTCACCAATGGGCACTTCGGGTATGGCTTATGTAGATAGTAAAATGAACTTGTCTACAGACATGCGAGGCAACAAAACACCAGAGCATCTTCAGAGAAAGCATGACGATATACGTTCGTACATGACTTCCGAGATGGCTAGAAATGCTATGGAAAGTTACAGGGCATCATTACCAAGAGACATACAAGATAGAATTGGCGGATCAGTTGCAGTAGAGCAGGGGCGAGATGGTATCTACAGCGTCTTGGTTGGAGATAGCGATACTGGATATTCTGAACTTTCGTATGGTTCAGATGAGCAAAGTTATTACGACGCTCTTTCAGACGTAAAAAAAGTATTCAAGCATATGTACGATACTGGCGATGCAAGATTAAACGCTGGCTTTCTTGGTCGGGCTGCGTCTGCTGAACTATTCGGTAAACGAAGTAATCGCGAACTACAGCAAGAAATGATGATGAATTACGAAGAGGCAAATAGATACATGCCTATAGATAAATCGCTGGCAGCAGAGGCTGTAAGCGCTGCCGACGAGATAGGTGACGAGATGAGAAGGCGTAATTTACGACCAGAAATTAACGGTCATGGATACACAGCTAGGGTAATGCGTAGAGATGCAAAGCGCCGTGCCCGTTTTATGATGGAATAGGGACGACTGTAGCATGTCTATTACCCTATAGTTTGTTGATTAACATAGGAGGCCAGTATGGCATTTAGTGACGTTTTTGGCCCGAACACGGGCATGTCAATCAGAACTCGTAAAGAGCAAGCTGCAATGGAAGCAGGCGCTGACGATATGGGTCGTGAGGGAGACAGCATGGTTGTACGTGCATCCCCGTTCACAATTAAACTTTTGCAAGACATTGGTGGTGCAGGATCATTTAACCCAAAGTCAGGGATGCTTGAGTTTTACAATATAGATGAAGCGGTACGTAAGGCTGCGAAAAGATACGGATAAGGTTCTGAATTGTCTTCATACACATACTCACACATTAAGCCAACAATAGAAGATGCGGCTGCTTTAGTTTCACTAGGAAGAGAAATGCACGAGGAAAGCTCGTACTCTGATTTAAAGTTTAGCCCTAGAAGAGTTTTGGAAACCTTCAACTGGTACTTAGCTGATGAAGACAAAACAGCAATCATAGCTAGAAAGGGTGATAAACCCGTGGGTTTATATGCAGGATACACAGCCCCGTATTATTTTAGTCAAGAAAAAGTGGCTAATGATGTTGCTTGGTTCGTAATAAAACCTCTTCGTGGCACCCGTGTTGGATTGCGCTTACTTGATATGTTTGAGGAATGGGCGCTAGGAAAAGGTGTATCTGAAGTTCGTCTTGGATTTACCACAGACATAAACCCAGAGGCGTTTGACCGCCTAATGCAAAAACGCGGATACGATCCTCTTGGACGAAACTACCGCTTGGAGAGAAAAAATGAAAAACACATTTCTTGATTTACTAGGATTATCGTACGCACCTCAGATAGCGTTTGGCAACGATAGCGGCGGAAGTAGTGGCAACAATAATTCTGGCGGAAGCAACAATAGCAGCAGTAGCGGCTACACTGGCTTTTTAGATATGATCGATGGTGGTGGGCCAGGAATGTCTGGTGACAGCTTTAGTACTCAAGATAACCGTGCTTTAGATACAGATGGAGACGGAAACATTAGTTCCTCCGAAGCGGTAGCTGGAACAGGAAGCGCCAACCTAGCTGGCGGCTTTGACGGAACAGGCTCAGGCAGCGCTACGAACACAGGCGGCAGCAGTGGTAGTGACGCTGAAACTGCACTTATACTTTCTGATCTAGATGATGATGCATTTTTTGCAGAGTTCGAGGCTGGTACTTCTGGTATGAATACAAATACTGGTAACGTGACTTCTAGTATTGACAGTAACAACGAAACAGCAGCTTCTTTTTATGATGCTAATGCTGCTACTGACAATGTATTAACAAACAATAACGTAATCACTACTGGTGGTGGTGGTGGCTCAAATACAGCAACCGCCGATACAAGCACGACCAACAACGACGACACGAATAATAATACTACCAACAACGATGACACGAATAATAATACTACTAACAACGACGACACGACTAATAATACTACAACCACTAACGACAATTCATTAATAGACGATTTGAACGATCAGATCGCTGCCTTACAGGATCAGCTTAACAGCATGAACAATTCTGGCGGTGGCAACACAATTGTGTACGAAGGGGCTGGTGATACGAACACGTCTTTGCCTGACGATTATCTTACAGAAGCTGATCTTGCTAAATACTTGGACAATCTCGATCTTGGTTCTAATGCGTACGACCCTGCTGCGTTTTTAAATGCGTATGGATTTGCGCTTGATCCAACAATGATGGGTAATCTTATACCCACGGTGCAAGGCAATAACGGTTTATTCGTAAGACGAGCCGTAAAAGATAGAGATACGGGCGAGATACGATACGTAAATGTGCCCATCGGGGCAGGAGCGACTGGTGGTAATCAAGGATTAAGCCAGTTTCAAAGGGAAAGAAGAGTAGGCTTCGGTAATCTCTTATAGGAGTTAAGTTATGCTTGACATGGCTATGGCAGCACTTTCTGGGTTTAATCTGCTCAGTTCGAATAAGAACGCCAAAAATCAACTTGCTGTACAGCAGATGCTTACGCAGGCTGAGATAGATCGCAATAACAAAATTATGGAGCTGTACGATCAAGGCTCCGAAGAAATGAAGCGCGTTATGTCAGAACTGTACGACGGTTTTGGCACCTACGACGATGTAAGCGTAGAGAACTTTAAAGGCATGAAGGATTACTTTTCTTTAGCCCGACAAGTTGAAGAAGCTGAAAATCGTGGAGAGATAGACGCAGAAGAAGCTCGTGACCTTAAATTTTTATTTAATGTAGAAAGCGACTTTAGAAACAAATCTCAAAGATACATGAGCCAAGGCGAAGGTCGTATATCAGATCAGGACGCTATCTTTGATTACAATGCACCAAGCACTTACGACTTTGCACAAGACATCGACAGTATCGCAAGCAAATTCATCAATGCTCGTATGGCAAACGCGAGAGGCGCAGCAGACCGTCAGTACTCTAAGGGTGCAGCAGACCTAGCGCGTCGTGGATTACTAAGCGATCAAGGTGGTCAAGGTATGGGCGGTGGTTCAACTCTAGAGGTTGAGCTTGCAAGAAGCGCAGCAGACATGGAGGCCAAAGCTCTTAACGAAGCAATGATTGCAGGCATGGATGACGCTCTTCGATATACGAAAGGCGTACAGGAAACCACTGCTGGCGAACAGCTTATGAACTTAACCGAGCGTAAGTTTGGTCAAGACCTTATTGCCAACGCATCTGATTACGCAACATCTCAAATCGATAATGAGATAGCTATGGGTAATTATGGACTAGACGTTTACGACAATTACAATAACGCTCGTACACAGGCAATTAGCGATATTGGCTCAATACAAAATTTACGCAACGACGCGGCTCTTAATGATTACCTTACTGCTCTAAGTACTATGAATACCCAGTCTGGTATCTTTAATGACTATGCCGCAAACCAAATGACGCTGGCAGCATCACCCTTTAAGTTTGCAGCAGATGGCGGTACGAGCGCTGGTTTCGGTAACGCATTAACATCAGCAGCAAATCTTTCTAGCTCATTAATCAGCAACGCACAAAGTGCAGGAACTGCTTTTGGGGATGCTATCGACAAAATACTAACAAACCAAAATCGTGGTAAATCATTAACGTAGGGCTTTAAATGTTTTTTGGACTAAACGAATTTAGCAAGGCTCTCCAACGGGGAGAAGAGCGCCGTAAGTCGGATCGCCTTGATAACGCAAAACTATACAATGATTTCTTGAGCGCCAATCCAGGTGCTACTGTTCAAGAACGTATGGACTACGCAAACAATCTGATTAAAGAAACAGGCGCTGGGTTAGGTGGATTACCATCAAAAGCCCAGATGCAGCGTAACTACGACAAGTACAAAAAAGAACAAGCTAAAAAGGAAGCAGAAGAAGCGCGTCTCAAAAAAGAACGTGAGCGCAAGATTGCTTTAGAGAACAGAAGATTGTCTAAAGAGATTGGTGCTGATGCAGCTACGTTGTACGGAACCGATGGGTTTGATAACTATTTAACTACGCAGTTCGAAGAGTTTGGTATTAGCCTTGAGCTTATTCCTGCTGCTAAAGCAAATGCTAAAGAAGCTGCTTGGACAAAATGGAAAACGGACAATAA